GCGCTGATGTCGTTTTCCGAATCCATCCTTCCGATCAGCATCGCTCCGAGCGCAACGTCGACGGTCAATTTTTCTACCACCGTCCTGACACTGCGCGGCGGCGGCGAGTATCGGAATCGGCTCTGGGCACATCCATTGCGCTCGTATTCCGCGCGATATGGCGCCCGTGATGTTGAGGAAATCCAACGAACCCTCACCACGTTTGTAAATGAGCGGGCTGGTGCCTTCGAGGCGTTTCGTGCTCGCGACTGGTCCGACTATACCGCGGTAAATGAACCTCTCGGGACGGGCGATGGCGTCAAGACCATTTTCCCATTCGTGAAATACTACGGCGACTATGAGCGCCGCATTCAGAAACCCGACGGTGACACCGTGACAATCCGTGTAAACGGAGCAGTCGTCAACGGCGCGTCCTATACTGTCGATGCGGTCGACGGCGCAGTCATTTTCAATACCGCGCCGACCAGCGGCGTGAGCGTCACATGGTCGGGACAGTTTCATGTTCCGGTCCGGTTCGATGATGATGTGTTCGATGTGCTGATGCACTTCCATCGCAAGGGCAGTATCCCGAGCATCGGCTTGAAGGAGGTTCGTCTCCGTGACGCTTACTGATCACATTTCGACCGGCACGACAACGCTCTGTTACTGCTGGGTGATCCGGCGCCGCGACGATACCCGGATCGGGTTCACGGATCATGACCAGGATGTCGTGATCGACGGCGTGACGTGCCATGCGTCCACGGGGATGACCACGACGAAGTACTCGAAGTCGCTCGGGCTCAACGAAGACGACATGGAAGTCGAGGGCGTCATCGACAACGACCTGCTCACCGAGGAAGACCTTCTCGCCGGGCAATATGACGACGCCGACGCGGATCTGTATCTCGTGAACTGGTCCGACCCGACGCAGTTCAATCACCTCGCGACAGGTCAGATCGGCGCGGTGACGGAGCGTGACGGTGGCGCGTTCACGGCTGTCTTCCTGTCGCTGGCGAACCTTCTCGGGCAGAACATCGGCCGCGTTTACTCTCGATCGTGCGAGACGTACTTCGGTTCCGCAGAGTGCGGCATAGACGCCACGCTGGCGGCATATCGCGGAACGGCCACTGTCACCGCAGTCGACGCTACGACAATCACCGTGTCTGGGCTTTCCGGTTTCGATGACGGGTGGTTCACTTATGGTGTCGGCGAGCACAGCACATCCGGACTGCAATTTGCGATCCGCGAACACAGCGGGACAGAAATTCGCCTCTGGCAACGCCCCCGTGTGACCATCGAGGTCGGAGATGAAATTGTCGTGACGGCAGGTTGTCGTCGCGATGCCGATACGTGTCAGTCGAAATTTTCCAACATCCTGAACTTCCGGGGTTTTCCATTCGTGCCGGGCAATGATCGACTCACTCAGTATCCGATTGCGAAGGGTGGCACGGTTTCCAATACGACAGGTGGCAAATGAGACAGGATGTCGTCAGCGAAGCGCGCGAGTGGATCGGAACGCCGTTCAAGCACCAGCACGCCACGAAGGGTCAGGGCTGCGATTGCATCGGCTTGGTTCGCGGCGTGTACCGCGAAGTCACAGGGGCCGAGGCCGAGACGCCACCGCCTTACTCTACCACATGGATCGACCGGACTCGTGGCGAACCGCTTCTCGACGCGCTCGGACGAAATCTGGTTCGTGTCGAGACGATAGAGCCTGGCGATATCGTCGTGTTCCGCATGGTTCGTAACCGGCCGGCAAAACACTGCGCCGTTGTGTCAAACGAAGATCATGTGATACACGCGTATCAGAGCATCGGTTCGGTACAAGAAACGGTTCTTGACGAACACTGGTCGAGTAAAATTGTCGGGGTGTTTCGGTTCCCCGATACGGAGTGACGCATGGCAACACTGGCACTAGCAGCAGCAGGCGCAGCGATCGGTGGCAGCATCGGTGGCGGCATCCTCGGCGTGTCAATGGTCCAGATCGGCATGATGGTCGGCTCGATGGCCGGCAACTACATCGACAATGCCGTTCTCACTCCGGACACTGTGACAAAGACGGAAGGTTCGCGTCTGACCGGCATCCAATATGTCAGCGCGTCGGAAGGAACACCGATTCCGGTTCTCGTCGGCAAGTCCCGCGTCGGTGGAACTCTGATATGGGCAACGCCGCTCATCGAGCAGACTGTCATCGACACGGAGATTACGCCGGGAAAGTTTTCCGACACGATCAGTGAAGCGACCATTTATGTCTATCGGTCGTCATTCGCGATCGGGCTGTGTGAAGGCAACGAAGGCATGTCGCTCGGTCGCGTCTGGATCGACGGCTCTCTGGTCAACAAGGCTGGGATCACTTGGAGGTTCTATGATGGAACGCAGACGACCGCTGACACGCTGATCGAATCGACGGAAGGTGTCGGGTCGACTCCGGCATTCAAGGGCACAGCGTATGTTGTGTTCGAAGACCTCAATCTGTCACCCTATGGCAACAGAATACCCCAAGTGACGGTCGAGGTCATTAATCCGATCGCGTCGCAGAGCACTCGTCTCGAAACGGTCATTGAAGGCGCAAACGTGATCCCCGGAGCGGGTGAATTTGTCTATGCGACATCGAATGTCACGACCGAGGACGATGCAGGAAATACCGATGCGTCGACGGTGAATACAGAGCAGTCGATTTCGGACTTCTCCGTCTCCATTGACGATCTGCAAGCACAGGCGCCGAACATCGGATCGGCATCAGTTGTCGTCGGCTGGTTCGGATCGAGCACAAGTGCGGCGACGTGCGACATCGAGCCCAAGGTCGAAACGAGTGACAAATCGACCGTTCCCTATGAGTGGAACGTCGGTCCGACCGATCGTTCGACAGCGAGCGTGGTGACGCAGGTTGACGGGGTAGCGGCTTATGGCGGAACGCCATCGGATCAGTCGGTCCGCGAGGCGTTCACCGATGTCAAGAGTCGTGGGCTTCGCGCCATGTTCTACCCGTTCGTCTTCATGGACATGACCGGTTATCCGTGGCGTGGTCGAATAACCGGAACCGCGTCGAATCTGCTCGGAACTGCCGACCCATCCGATTTCGCGCTGACCGAGGAAGACCGCACCGACAGCGAAGGTAACGTGATCGGCACGAATTACATCGTGACGTACAGCGGGCCGGCCGAGTGGAAATATCGTCGCATGATACTACACTACGCGACATTGCTTTCCGATATTCTCGAATCGGGTGATGTGTTCCTGGTCGGATCAGAAATGGTCGGCATGACACAGAGTGATGATGGGTGGGGCGCCGGGCTCGCGACACTGATCGCTGACGTTCAGTCCGTCCTCCCCGCCGGTGTGAAAATCAGCTACGCATCCGATTGGTCCGAATACAACGATCCGGACCTGAGCGCGACGTGGACTGCCGCTGATTTCATCGGGATCGACTACTATCTTCCTCTGACCGACTGGCGTACCGACGACGATCGGGATTACAGTCACGACACGTTCGTCGCGGGTGTGACGAGCGGGGAGTATTGGGATTATTACTACGCAGACGAGGCGGCGCGAAACGCTGGCACGCAGACCGCGATCACGTCGGACGCTTTCCGGCAGAAGCATATCGACTACTGGCGCGATACCGAACACCCCGGCAAGGCAATATATCTGACGGAGCTCGGTTGTCCTGCGGTGGACAAGGGTGCGAACCAGCCGAACATGTTTGTCGATGCGAAGTCGGACGAATCTGGTCTGCCGTGGTTCTCGAACGGCAAGCGGGATGATGTCGTGCAGCGGCGTTACATCGAAGGCGTCATCGACGGTCTGACCGGTGTGGTCGATCCGGCGAACATTTTCGTGTGGTCGTGGGATGCTCGCCCGTATCCGACATTTCCGGGTCTGGAAAGTGTCTGGGCCGATGCGGTGAATTACAATCGCGGTCACTGGCTGAACGGACGGCTCGGCAAATCGTCTGTCGCCGATATGGTCACATTCATGATGAACCGTGCCGGCGTCGCAGATTTCGATGTGTCCGCACTCGATCAGATCAATGTGCTGTTTGAGGGAATGGTTTTCTCCGAAATCACGTCCACGCGCAACATCCTGGCCGACGTTATGATGGCCTACAATTTCGATGCGTCCGAGGAAAGTGGTTCGATAGTGTTCCGTCCGCGGAACGACTACGGTGAAACTGTAATCGACATTGACGATTTCGTGACGGGCGACAACGCGGAAACATTTGAACGGATGCGGACGAAGGACACCGACATGCCGTCGAAGGTCGTGCTCGACTTCATTGACCCCCTGCGTGATTATCAGTCGGGTTCCGTGTCCAGTTTCAGCGTCGTCGGGCAATCAAATCGGGCCGTATCCATGACCACGAGGGTCACACTGGACGAAGACTATGCGTTTTCGCTGGCAAACGTCAAACTGCACGAATCGTGGAATGCTCGCGACACAATGACGTTCGCAATCCCATTCGGATCGGAAATGAGCGGGGCGGATTACTTCACCGATGTTCAACTCGGTCAGTGGTTCGACCTCGGCGCCTATCGGCTCCGGGTGATGCGTGTCACCTATGGCGACAGGATGGAAATCGAGGTTGCCGGATTCGACCCTGGCATATACGACATGTGGGTCACATCTGACCGCCTGCCCTATGTGATCCCGACAGTCACGTTCGGAACGTCACGGGTCGTGTTTGCGGAATTGCCGCTCGCGTCAGAATCGCAATCGAACCATTGGTCTCCGCGAGTGTTCGGGTGGCAAACGCCGTGGCCGGGTGGGGTCAGCGTCTACGAAGACGACGGCAGTGGGAACCTGACCCTGAACACGTCCGTCACGTCACGAGCCGTGACGGGTCGTCTGGAATCCAGTCTCACCCCAGCCGATCCGTGGAAATGGGACGACGCCGGGGAAATCGTTCTGAGCCTTGATTATGATCGGGATTCGCTCTCGACGGCGAGTGACCTTGCCGTGCTCAACGGCGCGAACGGTCTCGCGATATACAATGCGTCCGCGGGTGAGTGGGAAGTCCTGCAATTCGCGAATGCCGATCTGAACGTCGACGGAACCTACACGTTGACCCGACTTCTCCGCGGTCAGCTTGGAACGGAGACTGTTGCGGAAAACACACACCCCGTCGGGTCGCAAGTCATCGCGTATTCACCGAATCGTGATGCAACGCTTTCGGGCACTATCGCGAGTCTCGGTGTCGCAAAGTCGCTTCGATACGGACCAAGCACGGTCGATCCGTCAGACGGCCGATACACGGATGTCACGGTCACGCCGCAAGGTGTGGCATATCGTCCTTATTCACCGGTCCATTTGCTCCAGGTCAAGGAAGGCAGCGGCGATATCACATTGACGTGGGTGCGCCGGGCACGGCTCGGTGGCGATTCCTGGGAAGTCGCAGAAGTGCCGCTGAACGAAGACTCCGAAAGCTACGAAGTGGTGATCACCGGTGGTCGAACCGTCACGGTCAGTGGCGCGACGACATATGCGTACACCGTCGCGCAACAGGCCACCGATTTCGGATCTGCACAGGATTCGGTTACGTGGAAGGTTGCGCAAATCGGAACCGTGTTTGGGAAAGGACCATACGGCTATGAGTAACACGACAAATCTCGCCCTGCCGCTACTCGCGGCGGCACAGTCACAGAAACACGTAACCGTGAACGAATCGCTCGACATGATCGACGATCTTCTCGGGCAGGGTCACGGATCACTCGGGTCGTTTCTTCGCTTGCGGTCCATTGATGTCGAACTCACCGGGCTGTCAGGCGCCAGTGTGAGTTCGACCGGGCTCTTGCCGGATCGCGCGATTGTTCTCGGCGTCACGTCGAAGGTCACACTGGCCGTGACCGGTGCCACGGATTTTTCCGTTGGGGTATCGGGCGACACGACCAAGTTCGGATCGGCACTTTCCGTTGCGCTCGATTCGGAGAATGTCGGGGTCGTCGGACCCTATGCCATCTACGCCGCCACCGATGTCGTTCTGACTGCTGGTGGTTCAGATTTCACAGGGGGTAGCGTGAAGCTGTCCGCTCACATTCTGGAAATGGGATTCGTCTGATGGTGGTACAGAAATGGAACAAGAACAGCCCGGAACTGATCGAAACGGTCAATGTTTTCCGGGAACAGGGCCGCAACGTTTCAGCAACGGCACGCGCGATGGGTGTCCATCGTCGGACAATTGGGCATCGCCTCGATAAAGCTGTCGAACTCGGCATTCTCGGGGAAGAAGAGACCGGCAACCCGAACGCTCCAAATGCCGAACAATACGAATCGGCCCGTGAGCGGAAAATCAAGTCGTTCCAGAAAAAGCAGAAGACTGGTTCGTGGGACAAGCCGGTCCTCGCGCGGGTCGCGCACCGCCAGTTCCGGATCAAGTTGTTCGGTGACCCGCATATGGACTCGGATGCGTTCGATATCGACCTGTTCGAAAAGCACTGGTTCGAACTCGATGCGGCCGGTGGCGTTTACGGCGTGATGATCGGCGATATGTTCAACAACTGGCTCCGCGTTCTGTCTCACCTGTGGAAGCATGAAGGCGATCCTGACGACGCATGGACGCTGTTCGAGCACTATATGGAGCAACGCGGGTCGGCGCTGATCGCGGCGTGCTCGGGGAACCACGATGACTGGACGCACGCGCCGGCCGATCCGATCGACCTGCTGATGAAACGTCACGGGGTGGTGTATCGACAGGGCGCCGTCCGTGTGGTCATCACCGACGGTGAAAAATCCGCATCAATGGCGTTGAGGCACAAATGGCGCGGTCACTCGATGTATTCGCCCGCTCACGGCTTGCGACGGGCCGCGCAGGAGGGATGGCACGATAACATCATGGTTGGCGGGCACACGCACCAGGACGAGGACCGTGCAACGGTCCAGCCACGGACCGGGTTCATATCGAACCTGTTCCAGCTCTCGGCGTTCAAGCGGTTCGACGAATTCGCAGATGTTCACGGGTTCAAGCCGCACGCCACGCTACCGATTCGGGATCTGGTCGTCGACCTCGACCGAGCCGATAACGACCCGGACAAGGTGAAGACGTTCTATGACGGTGACGGCGCCGCGGCGTATCTGGCGTGGGCCAGAGGTCGGGCGGGTTAGTCCCACCCCTTGTCCATGAACACGTAGTCAAACCATCCGGTCAGTTCCGCGATCGAGCCGGTGTTCTGATACTGCATGTCCCACGGCACACCGCCTTCCGACGGGTGGTTTCCGACCTCGACACCGCGATCGGTAAGAGCGACGACATTGCCGCCCAGGTCACGGATCATTTGTGCTTCGTTTTCGAACCGCACATCGTCGATGACGATGCGGTTGTGGCCGTCTTCGATCAACGACTGAATGCGGGCTCTGGCGAGGTTCACCCAGAAATCCTCACCCATCACGTCGCGACCCCACTCGGTGCCGAGCGTCTGCATGACGTGACGGGTTGTCTTGTCGCCAAGCGCGGGAATCGGGGTTTCTTTGAAGACGCCCTCGATGAATTCCATGGGTTCTCCCGCCCCCATCTGTTCCAGCAATGCGGCGGTCATAGCCTTCAACGGGCCGGCGAACTTGACGCGCTCGAAGCCGTGTCGACGGATCAGATGTTCCGCAGCCGTAGATTTCCCTGACCCGGCCCGGCCGCAGATACCGATGATGAGCGGTTCGCGACCGCATGTCGGCGTGTCGTCGTCGGTTCCCCATCGCTTGCTACAGTCGGGGCAGAACCATTCGTCGCCTTCACGGCGCATGTCAGTGTGATGACTGGTCATTCTTCATACCTCCGGGAGTGCGGGAACGGACGGCAACGCCCGAGTTTCGATGACGGGGAGACCGGGTACTTCAATCATCGGTTCCGGTGCCTCGATCGTGTTCGGGTTCGTCGGCGCGAATTGCAATTTGCGAATCGCTTCCGACACGGCCTCACCGATGGTGTCTGCGTGCGCATGGATCGAGCCTTGAGCGGACGGACGACGGAGCGTGCAGAAGTATTTCTTCCACCCGTGCGCTCCCGGTGTGGATTTCCCGTAGCTGATCGACACGATCGAACCATTTGCGATCAGTCGATGCGCCTCTCCGAAGATTGCGGTTTCAGTCATCATGTCGTGTGTTCCTTTGCATTGCGCGGCTTGCCAGCAGCTTTCCACATGGCGACCGCTTCAACCCATTCTTCATTCTCGTCTATCAGGAATTGGGCTTGTCGAGTTTCGATATCAATTTCCTCGTCCGTCATGGCATCGAAATCGCCCGCATACTTCTCCCACATATCAGTCATCATCGTTTTTCTCCCACGGCGGTTTCGGTAAGGTGATTTCCACATCGCGCTGTTGAAGCGATCGTTCCTGCGCGCGACGAATCTTCTCTCCGATAGGTTGCTTCTTCGGATCGTTTCGCGGACGCATTGTGTAGAATTCGACAGGTCGGTTCATATCACCAGTTTCTCCGCTTCTCGAATGTAATAGAGCCAGTTCACGTTGTCCCACCGGAACGCGCTCATGTCGTTCGTCGGCGTCACGGTCCATCCCGCCTGGACAGAGAATCGGCGGTCTTCCGTTCCCTTATTCTTCAACGGCGGAAGGGTCTTCGTCAACGTCTTTCCGTCAGTCGAGACGTAATACCGCGTGGTGTTCTGGATCGGATCGTCGCCCCACAAGAGACCACCATTGCGAGGAACCTTGACCGACAACTGGAAGTCGAACGGATCGCGGTGGTTCTTGATGAAATCCGCCACCGGAACGCCACGGACCATCTGCGCTTCGGCCGCTTTCCGCACGACCAGCATCGAGTGGTCCTGGTGCCATTGCCGCTCGCGCGTGCCGGGGTCGTCGAAATACGTCTGGTAGGCATAGGCGCCGATTCGTTTGATCTTCACAGGAGTTCCTTTCGCCACTTGAAACCGTAGATACGCTTCTTATGACCATCGCAAACGGAATAGATGTTCTGCCACTTATACGACGAGTATTTTTCAACAATATCGCGGACGCTCTCGAATGTCTCAATTACGTTGTCGTTTTCGTCGCATTTGTGGAAGCGATAGCGGCGTTTCGACAATGATACTTTTGCTGCCATTTCCGAACGTTTAGTGTCGTCTTCCCACACCTTCGACGAGCTTTTTCCGATTTTACGTTTCCATTCCGGTCCGTAACGACCAGCAGCATGTCGGAGTTTCGCGTCGGCTGACATGCTCTGTTTCATTTCACTGGTCCATTTGTTACCATGGTTCGGGTTCCGATATCCGCTGTTCGACTTCGACATTAAGGCACGAGTTTCGTCACTAGTGACCATTTTTGTCGCGCTGTCTCTACGAAGGTTGAAACCATATCTTCGGTCACACGACATCAATTCGTCCATCCACCACAATTCACGTTCCGACGCGATGCTTTCAGCATCGAAATCGAATTCCTCTAACACTCGAAATTCAAATGTGTCGATTCCGTGTTTTTGCGCAGCGTTCCACATGTGACGGTTCGTGTCCTTCATGCGTTCGGTACGTTTGAGCGCCCAGCGGTGGTTCGCGAAACGCTGCGCCGGATTCACCGTTTTGCCGACGTAAACCTTTCCATTAGCCGAGCACGTAACAGCGTATATGTAACCCTTGGTCATTCCAGCACCGCAATGTAACTGTTCACGTCTCGCTGAAAGAATGCGGAATAATTCTCAGTTTCCAGTTCCAGTCGTGTAAGTGTTTCCCACCATTCGCAGACAGCATCTACGTGCGGAAGCCATTCCCGGTCAACGATGTATTCGAGCCCGTCTGTGTTCACCTGTATCATTTGCAAAGTCGGTGTTCGCATCAATTGTTCGACGAGCATACAGAGAAGAAGTTGACCGTTCACGGTGATTGCCATGGTATATTGCGGGTCGTAAAATGGGCTGTATTTGTTGTTCGAGTCCCCATAGACACCGTTGAGGGCCAACTTGAGCATGGCATTCTCCGGGGTGCCTTTCGGGTAAGATCGGCGCATGTCATAGACCTGTTTGTAAACGTCGCAAAAAGTTTCGGAGAGGTGGTCTGGGTAGAAACGGTTCGAAATCGCCAAGTTTGGATAGTATGATGCTACATCGCGCCCCTGTACTTGTCGAGTAGAATCTGAACGCCACACCGAATTCTCTACGGCCCCATGAATTCCCCCCGTGCCGAAGTGGAAAGTAAACCCGTCGATCGTCGCCGACACGTCCTTGAACACGCCCTTCGTGTCGACCGTTTCGGACAGGCTGTCGTCGATCATCTGACGGGTCAGGACTTGCTCGCGAAGCCACAGTTCGATCCGCTGAAACTCCGGGTGCTGGAAGATCACACGGGTGCTGATGATGTCGTCGATCCGGATCTGCTCGCGCTTGGTCTGTCGCGGCTGACGACGCCCGCTGTCGCGCGTGTAACAGGGAGTCCCGTTTCGTTCCAGTTCACGCTCGAAGAACTTCTTGCCGATCTTCGTGTCGTTCATGTTCAGGATGTCGCCCATGTCGGGGTATTTCTGCGCGAGCTCGTCGCGGAAGTGGATCGCCGGCAAGGACGCGACATAGAACCGGAACGTCTCCGACACGTCATGGGCCATGTAAGTGACGATTTCGTCCTTCTGGGCGCTCGTCGTCGGTTGATCGGGCGGGTACGGCAGGTCGACGACCGATCCGGACCGCATGTTGATTTCCAGTTTCTTCAACGATGTGGACCTGGCACGATTGTCGAAGTGGTGGATCTTGAACAGATCGCCTTGGGTCACGAACCGATCGGACGGCCAGATGACATGCGCCCACCGATCCTGCGACGTGATGATTTCGGTTCCCTTGCGGTGCGCGTCATAGGCCGTGAACGATCCCGCCTGCATGAGAAATTGCAGCACCGGCCAGTCGAAATGCTCGTTGTTGAACCCGAACATTCGCGCTCCGTTGTCTCGCAGCCACCCGAGATGCGACAGAAGCGCCGCCGACTGATCGACACGATCCGAGACCTCGTAGATATAGCGCGTTCGCGTCGCGGCATGGGTCAGGTCGATGCAGAACAGATCAAGATACGTCTCGATGTCGTATATCCAGTCTGATTGGGGGATGTTCACGGTGTCGGTCCTCCGAGTATCGAGCGGGCCACCGAAGCAGCCCGCACGTGTGGCTATTACTGACCAGTGCCCGGCAGCGGCGGCAGACCCGGCGCCGGAGCGGCAGCAGGAACCGGACCGGCCAGCACGGCGGTATGCGGCGCGGGCGGGCTACCAACGGGTAGGGATGCAGTCCCAGGCGCAGCGGGCAGCGCCGTCGGTGCGGGAGCAGGAGCCGTCGGGAGCGGGGCCGGAGCACCGCCCACGGGGAGCGGGGCCGGAGCACCGCCGAACGCCCCCGCCGCTCCGTTTCCCGCGCCGACCGGGCGCGCACCGGGCGGCAGTGCCACGTTCGCACCGGTCGTGCCGCCGAACGCCGCTTCCGGATCGCCGCCGCCACGGATTTCATCGCCTTCGGCCATGAGACGGATCATCGACCCGTTCAGGTAAATACCAGCACTGTCGCCCGGCTGACCATTCGGAGCGATGCTGCCGGCGACCTGAACGTAGAAGCCGCGCTTGATTGCCTCGGCAGAGATGTCTTCGTTCGACGGGCCGTAGGTGTTCGGCGCGAATTGCGACGAGAACCAGAAGACGAAATGACCACGGGTGTGCTCGTTGACGACACCCTTGCTGTTCGGTTTGTCGCCGTCGCTGATCTTCATCGAGAAGTCGTCGAACGTCGAGAACCAGTTCGTCATCCGGGTCAGCGCGTTCTGATCGGCGGCGAGCACCTGACCGAGCCACGGGTAGAACTGTTCGGTCAGAAGCGCCCATGCCGCCTGTTTCTCAACGGCAACGCCGAATTCGAAACGCTGTTTGTCCTCGGGGATCGGTCGGTTGTCGTTGTCTTTGGTCCGCTTGTTGATCACATCGCCGGCGACAAAGCGGCCGATCGGTGTGAAAAAGTCGAGTCGTTGTGTCATGTCTTGGTTCTCCTGTTTGTTGTCGGTTACATGCCGAGGGCTTCGCGATACATCTCAAGTACCGCTTCTTCCTCGGCGATGTCGTCGCGGTTGCGCTTGCGAAGCGCCACCACCTTGCGTATCACCTTGGTATCGTAGCCACGCCCCTTGGCCTCTGCCATCACCTCTTTCTGCTGGTCGGCAATGTCCTTCTTCTCGACTTCGAGCCGTTCGAAACGCTCGATGAACTGGCGCAACTCGTCGGCGGTCACGCGGTAGCTGTCGGGTTCGACGCTGGGAAGTTCCATCTGCATCCCTCCTACGATTACGGCCGGTGGCCCTTGAACAGTCTCGGTTTGAGGCCGACCCGCACATGGTGTGGGCGGGGCGGGGTTCCACGGTTGGCGTGCGGTGCGAGATAACGTTCCCGCATCGCTCGGTTCTGTTCGACGGAGATTTCCAGATCCGCGTCGGGATGATCCGACACGATGCCGATCGCGTCGAGCAGTTTACGGGCAGTGTTCATTTACTGGTCTCCGAATCGGCTGGCGACTTCATGCGGCGCCAGCTTCCGCAGTTTCGGCGCAGTCGACGGTGTTTCCGTCAGCACCTTCACCAGATCGACATCGGCACCTCGCCGTTCGAGTTCCGCCGGTGTGACTATCTTGTGCTCTGCCGCATCGACACCGGTCAGCATCATCACAGTGTCAGCGTCGAGCCCGGCCCTGAACCGGCGCTTTCCTTGCCCTGGCTCGCGCGCGTAACCGGGAACACGTTCGCCCCGTTTCATACGCGCAGTCGCTTCAGCACGAACCCCATCTGCGTAGCCTCTGACGAGCGATTCGGCAAGGGAAATGAAGTCCAGTTGCGCGGCCAGTTCATCCGCCGTCATGGTTCGCTGTTCCGCGTGGTGCATCGTGCGGACCGCATCGGCGACGGCATGGGCCGCTGACGGGCAAGTTGCGATTGCGTCACACCGACGACAATGCGCGCCTGGCGTTGTCGTGGCGTTTTCGGACTGGCACCGCTCGCCGGCGGCGATAATATCGTCAGCGCGACGGTTCAGTTCGTCGACAGTGAGTCGCCACGTCCGATGAACGCCACCAGGGGTGAACGCCCGCGGCTGATATATCCCGAGACGGACCGTCTTAATCGCGGACGGACCAATACTGCGAAGCACACCCGCCGCATAAATTGTAATCTGCGGCGTCGTGACATCCACGGGGTCGAACCCGTATTTCAAATCGTCGACACGAATTTCGTTGCCGACTAAGGACACGAGGTCGGCGGTTCCGCCGATCCGGCTGGTCAGTTCGGACCGATATTCTGCGATCTGGTGCTCCGCACAATAGCCGCGCGCCATGCGGACGTAGCCCTCGATGTGCCGCACCATGTCGGCGTCAACGACCCATCCGTTTTCATGCGATTCGCCGAGCATCGCAGCGGGTTCGACACTTTCGTTGATTGCCAACTCGGCCACCCACGCCGCGCACGTACCCTCGCGTGCTTCATCGGTTTCAGGTTGTTCCGGCACACGTTGCCACATGCGCGGCGCGGCGGCGCACTTGGTCCATATCGAGGATGCTGATGGTCTGAGGAATATCACAGTTTTCGCCTCTCCACATATTCGATCAGTGCTGCGGTCGTTCGCTCGCCGGGAACGATACCGGCACATGTCAACACCTCGTGACCGTCGCGTGACCGCGACCATTCAGCGAGATTTTCGACGGTGCATCCGTTACGTCCACGGATTGTGTCGGAAAGCATTGCGAGCACGGAACTGGCCCACATTTTTCTCATGCGTTCTGCCTGTTCGGCGTCGACTGCGCGTTTTTCACTTGTGCTCATGCGTGAGTGTCGAGCGGGCCACCGAAGCAGCCCGCCACGTTCCGTCAGTCGTCGAGATCGCACAGATCGGCGTAGAACGCCGCCCGTGCCGACTCGTTGACTTGCAGTTCGGCGCTGACCTGTGTCGCGTCAGTCGTGCCGGCGTGTTTGCGATACATCGCCGAGAGCGTGGGCGATTCGAGTTTGCCCGAGCCCATCTGCTCGACGATCTTCGCGACAAGCGTATCGTAGGTGATCGGCTCGGGAGCCGATTCGGGCAACGCTGCGGCGCCGGGCAGATCCGGCACGCCAGCGGGTTCTTCCGTCGCGGCGGGCGGTTCGACATTGCCGCCACCGGCCAAGAATGCGGCCCGTGCCGCATTGGCGGCGTCCGCATGACCACGCTTTGCCCGCCACTTGCCGTCAGCGGTCGTCGACGGCGGATTGGCGTGGTATTCGGCGTTATAAGGCATTCCGTCCGCGTCCGTGTCGCCGACGGTCGGTTCCGGCGCCGGTTCGGAGAGTTCGACGGCTTTCGTGGCGGGCGCGGCGGTCGGTTCCGGTTCGACGGCTGGCGCGACGGGTGCCGGGGTCGACTCAGTGTCGAAAAAGGCGCGCATCTCGTCGACGCTTTCAAAGGTGAGGATCACTTGCGGTTTGGTCATCGGTATCTCCGTTCTCCGTTATTTTGTCGGTTGACGAGATAGCTAATAACGGCTAATAAGTGAGTCGTCAAGGAGAAATTACCGATGCTGAAAATTCGCGTTCTCACTAAAAATCTCGACACTGGCGAAATTGTCGGTGACAAAATTATCGACCATATGGAGCATGGTGCCCGTGTGTGGCTCGGCAAACACTGCTATTGGGCGTTCCGGAATAATCACGGGGTGCAGACCTGGCCGGTGACGGACGACGACGCCGAATGAGACTCCGTCCCTATCAGCAAACGGTTCAATCGGAAATACTATCCGCATGGAACGGTCAGTCACGGAACGTCATGGCCGTAATGCCGACCGGTTCCGGGAAGACCGTTCTCATGGCCGATACAGTACACGTGCTGGATCGCCCCGGTGTGATGATTGCGCACCGTGTCGAACTGGTCGGGCAGATAAGTCTGGCCCTCGCACGGTTCGGTGTTCAGCATGATATCATCGCCCCGCAAGCCACCGTTTCGGCGGCGATCCAGAACCACATCGCCGAGGTCGGCCGGAAATTCGTGTTCCGTGGCGCTCCGGTGACGGTGGCTGCGGTGAACACGTTGCTGGCGCGTGCCGAGAAGTTGAAACAATGGTTTCCGAAGCAACAATGGTGGATGATTGACGAATCCCATCATTGCTTAAGTGAAAATTTGTGGGGAAAATCAATATCTTACATGCCCACCACCGCCCTCGGGCTCGGCGTGACAGCCACTCCGATCCGCGCGGACCGTAAATCGCTGCATGTGGACCAGGGGGGTGTCTTCGAACACATGGTCGTCGGCCCGTCGATGCGGGAACTGATCGACGCCGGGCAACTCTGTGACTATCGCATCTTCTGCCCGCCCGAAGCGATCAATACCGCCGATCTGAAAATCGGATCGACCGGTGATTATTCGCAACCGGGACTTCGACAGGCCGCGCACAAATCGAAGATCGTCGGCGATATCGTGACGCACTACAAGCGGTTCGCAGACGGGATGCGCGGGATCACTTTCGTTGTCGATGTCGAACAGGCGATCCAGACGGCCAAGGCGTTCGTTGATGCCGGGGTGCCGGCCCTTGCCGTCTCGGCGAAGACACCCGATTCGGCACGGAACGATGCGATCCGTCGTTTCCGCAAAGGTGATATACGACAGTTGGTCAATGTCGATCTGTTCGGCGAGGGGTTCGACGTGCCTGCGGTCGAGGTCGTGTCGATGGGCCGACCGACGATGAGCTACGGACTCTATGTCCAGCAATTCGGACGGGCGCTCAGAATTCTTGACGGAAAGTCGCACGGCATTATTATCGACCACGTGGGGAACGTGATTCGCCACGGACTGCCCGACGCGCCCCGGCAATGGTCACTGATGGCCGAGGAACGGGGCAAACGGAACTCGGCAGATCCGGATGCGATCCCGATTACTCGCTGCGTCGCGTGCATGTCGGCATACGAACGATTTCGGTCCGTCTGTCCGTTCTGCGGGCACAAGCCCGAGCCGGAGAACAGATCGCGACCGGAACAGGTGGACGGTGATCTGCTCGAACTCGATCCGGCGACGCTCGCCGTGATGCGGGGCGATGCGGAACGGATCATGGGCGATCCTGTGATCCCGATGAATGCCACACCGGCTATCGCCGGGGCGGTGAAGAAGAACTGGAATGCCCGTCGCGAGGCGCAGAATTCGTTGCGTGACGGGATCGCTCTCTGGGCCGGCATGTGGCGCGATCGAGGCGCATCGGACAGTGAGATTTATCGGCGGTTCTTTCACCGCTTCGGAACAGACGTAATGTCCGCACAAGACCTCGGCGCCCGCGAAGCCGACGATCTGCGGACCAGGATTGAAGGAGATTTCTCGTGGTAAGGTTTCTGACCGTCTACATTCTGATCGGGCTCGGTGTCGCAGCCGGAATTCACGATCGCATCCCGCAATCGAACCGTCATGTCGTCGCGGCGGTCCTCGCATGGCCCGTCCCTGTGGCTTTTCTAATCACTTCGAACCAGATGGGGATTTATAACCGATGAACCTGATTGAACACCTCACCCGGCAAGTTGCTTTTTCGCGCGCCACGTTCGGCCCGAGTGAACGCACCGAGGGCGTCATCGACCACATCCGCAAAGAACTCGTCGAGGTCGAAGAATGCACCACATCTGCCGAACGCGCCGAAGAATGGGTCGATGTGGTCATCCTGGCGCTCGACGGCCTGACTCGTGCTATTCGGGAATCGCACCGTGACGGGACGGTGAGCGATGTCTTTGATCCGTTCGAGCCGGATTCCGGTCGCATCGCTCGTGTCGCAACTGGAATGATCCTTGGGAAGCAGAACAGGAACGAACTCCGCGACTGGCCCGACTGGCGCACCGCGCCGGCTGACAAAGCGATCGAACACACCAAGGGGAAATCGAAATGAACATCCTGACCGTCCTCCGCTCCGGCCTCGTGCACCGGTGGCACTCCAACCCGGACATGGCGCACCATTCCGAAACACTGGCCGAACACCAATGGTCAACGGCGATGATCGCGCTCAAGATCGACCCGTACCTGTCCAAGGATGCGTTGATATACGCACTGACACATGATGTCGGTGAGATGCGGACTGGTGACTGGCCGGCACCGTTCAAGCGCGACGAGCCGGAAATGAGACAGCGCGGCGCCGAGATGGAACGCGATTTCCGTCGGAAAAATGTCGGTCCGGAGTCGATCCTGACGGATCACGAGCACCGCGTCGTGAAGATCGCTGACTGGATTTCGGCCGCGTTCACCGTAATCCGTCACGAACCGTGGCTGTTTCATCGCGAGGTCTGGCGTCGTCAGTGGATCGGTATTCGCGAATACGGAATGCTTCTGCCCGATCAGACCGGCCTGGTGAAAACCATGCTGTCGCTGGCCACGATGGCAAACGAACGTGGGGTTAAACTGCCGTGACCGGCCGCAGCGAACAGTCCGCACAGCAAGCCGTCGTCCTCGAAGCGCAGCGTCGCGGTGTGTCGCTCCTGCGGAACAACTCCGGGGCGGTGATGACCGATGACGGACGCATGGTTCGTTTCGGGCTCGGGAACGAATCGGCGAGGATCAACAAACACTTCAAGTCGTCGGACCTGATCGGTATCCACCCTGTGAAAATCACACCTGAGATGGTAGGGACCGTCATCGGAGTGTTTCGGGCCGTCGAAATGAAGGCACCGGGGTGGCGCCAGGATGAACGGTCCAAGGCACAGGCTCGTTTCGGCGAGTGGGTGAAATCGCAGGGCGGGTTTTTCCAGTTCTGCACCGGAACGGAGGATCTGGAATGACACGAATTCGACTCGATCCCGAAGAACGGCGGGCCGTCATCGTCACGGCGATCCGTCGCATTCACGCAGAGGGCGGTGCGATCACACACGGTTCGGTGGCGAAACGCTGCACCGTGCAGACCAGCCCGGCCACGGTGAAACACTACTTTCCGACGAAGGCGGATTTGGTGGCGACGTGCAATCAATCCTGAACATCGACGCCCGCGACGGTCTGGCGATGCTCCCCGACGCCAGTGTGGACATGATCTGGACGGACCCACCGTATCGGACCATTTCGGGCGGGAGTGGGCCAGATCCGAAGCACAGACGCCCCGTCGGGGTTCTTGCGGCCAACGCAGGCAACGGCGGTTTCCAGCACAACAACATCGACGTGACCGAATACGCTCTGGATTTTTTCCGGGTGCTGACCGATCCGGGTCATCTGTGGATCATGTGCAACGAACTGAACCGTCGTCCGATGGAAGATGCGATGCTGGCCGCAGGGTTCAAGACGCATTTTCTCGGGGCGTGGGTGAAAAACAACATCACGCCGAATCGGTGGGGGTTGAAGAACGCCGAACTCGTTTTCCTGTTCCGCAAGGGTGCGGCTCGGGCACTCTACAAGCGTGACCTGAAACAATTCCACCCGCATCCGAACGTCAAATCGGGTAGCAAAGATCACCCGACTGAAAAACCCGCAGCCCTGATTCGCGACTACATTGAGGCGTCCAGCCGACCGGGTGAATTGGTCCTTGACCCGTTCGCCGGCACCGGCAACAGCGCCGTCGCGGCACGTCAGGCGGGTCGTCGATATCTGGGGTTCGAAATCGACCCGGACTATGCCGGGGTGGCTTGGGAGAAATTACGGTGAACGCACGATACATCCTGACCGACGACGGTTCGATATTCCGGGCTCTGCCGTTCACGCACGACACGATGAACACACGGGTCGGCATGGTCCAACTCGGGTCGGACGGCTACTGGACATGGGTCGACCACCGGTTCAAAACCGGTGAGGCACCGACCGTTATCGGCGATTTCGAAACATACGACCAAGCGAGGGCTGCGCGTGATGAACTATCTTCCTGACCCGAAAACGCTCCGGCAACTTCTTGATTATGATCCGGAAACTGGTGTTCTGGTCTGGAACTCTGCCCCCCGATTTCTATTCGACACTTCGCGGGGGTTCAATATATGGAATGCGAAGTTTCCAGGGAAGGTAGCCGGAACCACGAGACACGATGGTTACGTTTCGTTAACCGTCAGGGGTGCTAGGATATTGGCACATCACGTCGCGTGGATCATCACACATGGCGTCGACTGTGATTTCATAGATCACATTGATGGGAACCCGTCAAACAACAGGATTCGGAATCTTCGCGACGCAACAATGTCGATGAATGCGAGGAATGCAGCCAAACCGACACACAACACCAGCGGATACATCGGGGTTTCTTGGTACAAGCGACGCCAAAAATGGCTGGCCCACATCACCATCTCAAACAGGCAAATATACCTCGGTCTGCACAACTGTATCGAAGACGCCATTGCGGCCCGAAAAGCGGCGGAACGCGAATACGGTTTCCATCCGAACCACGGGAGAGAAAAGCAATGAAAAACTATCTCCCTGACGGCAAATTCATCTGGTACTCGCGCTCATGGGACGCCGCGAAGCAAAAATACATAAAGATTCCGTCCGACAAGCACGGTGTGACCATCAACGCTCATGACCGGTCGAATTGGGTCACGCACGCCGAAGCCATGCCTCATGCGACGTGGGACGACACGAAACCCGGACCCTATGGCGTGGCGTGGGTGTTGAACGGCGACGGGTGGTTTTTTATGGACCTCGACAATTGCCGCACAGAGACCGGGGAGTGGACCGCCGAAGCCGCTGCGATATACCAGTCGTTCGGTGGCGCGCTGGGCGAGGTCAGCACGTCGAACACTGGCTTGCACGTCTTCGGTCGGTGCGATCCGTCGCAACTCACCGACCGCCGTAACAAGTGGGGCGGTGACAAGGAGTGGTATCATACCGGACGCTTCGTCGCCCTGTCCGAACACGGTCCACAACCGATCGGCACCTATGACCCGAACCGCGACTGGACCGATCAGATCCGACATCTCGTGCCGGAACGCGAATATCTCGGAGAACTCCCGGACGGCGTTGATCCGTCCTACACCGGTCCCGAGAACGACGACGACCTGATCCGGATCGCCTGCGCCTCGCGGTCCGCAGCGTCCGCGTTCGGTGACGCGCCGTCTTTCGACGATCTGTGGACCGGCAACGTCGCGGCACTGGCACGCAAATACCCGGCGTTTGACGGTGGGTCCGATTTCGATCACTCGTCGGCCGACGCGGCGCTCATGTCACACCTCGCGTTCTGGACCGGCAAAGACATGCCGCGCATGGATCGGCTCTTTCGCCGCTCTGCCCTGATGCGAGACAAATACGAGAAACGGGCCGACTACCGGCGCGACACGATCCAGAACGCGGCGCGGCTCACCAAGTCGGTCTATGACAGACCCGCCCCGATCGTCGCGCCCGGCGCCGAGAACGACAAGCCGGCAATCATGCACGCTCACGATATGATCGAGCACTTTAAGGGCTGCGTCTACATCCGCGACATGCACCGCGTCCTCGTACCAGACGGGTCGATCCTGAAACCGGACCAGTTCCGTGTAATGTACGGCGGTCACAAATTCCTCCTTATGCCTGACAGCACCGGTCCGACGAAATCCGCCTTCGAAGCGTTCACCGAGGCGGCGTCGGTTCGGTTCCCCAAAGCCAATGCGCCTGTTTTCCGTCCAGATATGCCATTTGGCACACTCGTCGACGGCGATGTGAATATCTACAAACCAGCCGACATCATCACGAAACGTGGCGATCCGTCGCGATTCCTTCGTCATCTCGAACTGCTCCTGCCAGATCCGAATGATCGCGCGATCCTGCTCGCCTACATGGCCGCGGTCGTTCAATACCCCGGTGTGAAATTCCAGTGGGCGCCGGTGATCCAAGGCACCGAGGGCAACGGCAAGTCACTATTCTCACGGGTGCTGCGATACGCAGTCGGTCCGAAATACACATTCGAGCCGAAAGCGGACCAGATCGGGTCGAACTTCAATGCATGGGTCGAAGCGAAACTGCTCATCTCGATCGAGGAAGTTCACATGCGGCAACGCCTTGAATTGCTCGACCGCCTGAAACCACTTATCACAAACGAGTGGATCGAGGTCGAGGGCAAGGGTGTCGACGCACGCATGGCGCGCAACACCGCGAACTGGATATTCTTCACGAACTACCAGGACGCGATTATCAAATCACGCAACGACCGTCGCTATGCGATATTCTTCACCGCGCAACAGACCGCCGACGACATCGTGTCTGCCGGTATGGGTGGCGACTACTTCCCCGATATCTACGACTGGTTGCGGGCCGACGGCTATGCGATCATCGCCGATTTTTTCCGGACCTATCAGATCCCCGATCGCCTGAACCCCGCGATCGGTGCGCATCGGGCTCCGACTACATCGTCGACCGAAGAAGCGATCCAGACGAGCCGTGGACCGATCGAGCAACTCGTCGAAGATGCGATCGAATCGGACGCGGCGGGTTTCCGTGGCGGCTGGATATCATCGACGAAACTCCGCGAACTTCTCGACCGGAACCGGATGAATATATCGCTCCGCAAACAAGCGGATATGCTGCGCGGGCTCGGGTTCCGCGAACACGGACGGGCCGGAACACCGATCGTACAGGAAGGCGGCTCCCGACCGATGCTCTGGTGCCGCGGGGAGAACGATCCGGCCGAACCCTACATGATCGCGAATTACCTCGGATACTTGAACGATCAGTGACGATACGATATATTCACACAGTGCACACAACCCCGAAAGGAAACGTCATGACTATTCTCACCGCTGCGCAACTCGACACCATCGAAGGTATGCTGTTCGCAAACCGCGACAAACCCGACTCGCCGCTCGCCGAAGGCGATCTGGCCGAAACGATTGCCGAAGTCGTCACGCTTACCACTGCCACCACCGCACAACTCGGTGATGCGACTCACGCGATCAACACCACGAACAAATACGCCGGCCGGCTGGTCCTGAACAGCACGACCAACATCCTGCAAGTCGCCACCGGCGCCGACGCCACCGACACCTGGCAACCGGTCACGGGTGCGACCGCCGTCACCCCGTCGTGATGACGAAACGCCCCGATTCACCACGGATCGGGGCGTTTCACTCGGAGCGATTCGCATGAACCCCACCACACTGACCGCCAAGCAACTCAGCGATATCGAGCACCTATGGCGGTCCGGAATGCGACCGGCTGATATCGCTCGGGAAACCGGCGCATCATACACGCAAGTCTATCGACGCCGGCCCGGTGACGTTCCGCTCCCGCCTCGTCCCGTACCGGGACAGATCCGATGGGCGGAAGACGGCTTCCCGATCGGAAACCTCACCTACGCTCTCGAAACTGGTCTGTCTCACAACGAAATCCGTGAGCTTCGGAACCTCATCGTTCGAGACGAAACCGTTGCCGAAACACTCGTCAGATTGATTCGCCCCACGCTGCGTGCTAAAAACGCAACAGCACACCAGCATGGGACATCTTCACATGGCAATCACACAGGCAACAGTCACCGGTCCGGTTCTTTTTCCTGACGGGACAAAGCCGACCAACGGAACGATTTATTTCGAGCTCGCGTCGTGGGATCGGCAATCCGGTGAAGCCGTTATCGCCCCCGGTCCGATCAGTGCCGTTCTCGACGCAAACGGTGATTTTTCCGTCGACCTGTGGGTGACGACGACCGGTGAAAATGACACGGTTTATGTCGTCTCGGTCGAATATCTCGAAGATCCCAGAACCACGCGAACCGTGTCGGTCGGTAACGTCGCGATCGGGACCGGGGGGCCATACGAACTGTCCGCCCTGCCGCTCGTCGCGTCGTGGGTTCCAGCGAGCCCGGACATTCTCGCTGTGGTGACGGCTCTTGCGGCTGAGGCAGCGGCGTCGGAAACTGCGGCTGCGGCGTCGGAAACTGCGGCTGCGGCGTCGGAAACTGCGGCTGCGGCGTCACTTGATGAGTTCACCGATCTGTATCTCGGCGCGAAGGCGAGCGATCCCACGACCGACAACGACGGCGATCCTCTGCAAAACGGCGCACTGTATTTCAACACCACCGTCAGTCGTATGCGGGCCTATGACCTGAGCGGCACTATTTGGGTGGATTACGAAACTGCGGCTGCACTATCCGCAACACAAGCCGCTCTTTATGACGGCCCGAAATTCGATGACGTGGCGACCATGACGGCAAGCCCTGATTTAGCAGTCGGAGACTACGTGATTGTATTCGACGCCTACAACGGGGAACCGGAGGTGTTCGAAATCGTCGCTGCTGCCACCTACACGGCAAATGCACAGGAAGTCATTAACCTGACCGGGATCAGCGGGCAGGCGGTGTCGCTGCGGATGTGGTTCAAGACCGTGGCGGAGTTGCTGGCTGACCCACGCGCCGGAAACGGCGTTGGCACAATCCACAAAGCCGAGGCGAATGCCTACAAAGAGGTTACGAGTGGTGAGGTCTTCACCACAAGCGGCGGGGTGAAGCTCAAGCAACTGTATAATACCACCGAAGGCACCATCCCGCAGGTTCGTCTGCACGTCAACGACGGCCAGTCGAACGCGCTGGTGAAATTTGCGGATGATGTTGACGGGAACGAACCGCTCGACCGCCAGACACCTAACGTAATTGTGCAACATGGCGACACCGGCGCATGGGTTCCGGCGGCGTCTTGGAAGGCCGCGCCGTTCGCTGGGGTTGGCGCTCCGCATGGCTCCGATGCGGTCGGTGGCGCTCCTAACATCGGGCTGTCGTTCGCACAGCGCTTCAACGCCGAATACGGCGGCACAGATTATCTTGTCACCAACGCGCGGTCGGGTCGATCTATTGAAGCATGGATTGATACCGGCACCGGAACGCCGATGTATGACGAGATCAAGGCGAAGATCGAGGCGGCACTAGCAACGTCGGAACTGGTGGCTGCTGGCGTGACGACAGTTACAACAATTGTTCGCACCCAGTCAGAAGAAGATTACAACCACGTTTCGGGCGCTGGGCCTGATGGGCCGGGAGACCCGAACTACCCTTACATGCCGTTTGTGGACGATCCCGACTTCAACGTGAACACGGCCATTTACCAGACGTATTTCTGGGCGCTGGACAAGTATTTGAAGCGTCTGAAAGGCGAAGCATGGTGGGGGCCAGACAGCGTTCTGATCCTCAATTCAGGGTCGAACCTGCATACACGCTATGAGCCGATGAAGGCCATGCGCGACTTTGCGCGGCTCCACAACAACGTGGTGTTTGTGGATTGCTCTGGACAGCCCACGGGCGGCACGTCAGCGCCAAGCGACTTCACGCATTTCAGCGGGCCGTCGATTGATACCATAGGCTACTATCTTGACTTCGACGCATACACGCGCCGCAATTCGGCCACCGATTTCAGCCCCTCTCTGGGCGGGCTTCTGATGAACCGTATCGGGGAGCCGTATAAGCGCGGTGACGATACCGTGGTGTTTCCGTCTGATACTGTTCTTGATGCTCGCCTCAAGCGCGTCAGCACTCCCAGGGGTCTTACACTGACCATCGCATCGGGTGCGATCACCGTGACGAATAGCGGCCACGCGATTGAAACAGAGGGTGGCGCGGGCACCGACGATCTGGACACGATCAACGGAGGGAGTGATGGCGACATCCTGTTCTTGCGCGCTGCATCCAGTAGTCGCGATGTGAACGTCATAAACGGGGGCAATATCAACGTGGTATCTTCGCCTCGCACGCTTACGACGACGCGGGGCCTGATCCAGCTACGATATGACGGCAGCCTTAGCGAGTGGATCGAAGTTTCGTTCCGGGGTGCGTGATCCAAAACCAAGACCAGGAGGTCTACGATGGCCAACGCAGATCGTCACCGATGAAGACAAGGCCGTTGAAGCCGCTGTCGCTGATGAAACCGCGTAGATTAAACAAACTCGGAGAAAGACATGGCACTGACAACCGTTAACATTACCGGGACGTTCAACCTCCCTGACGCAACATGGACTGATTATGCGCAGGCTGAGTTTCTCGTATCAGGGTATGATACGGACACGGAGGTTGTTGTTCCGAGTGTAATCAAAAGCAATCTTTCTTCGACAGGCGCGCTTGACGTAGACCTGTGGGCTAATGACGATGGGCTGCGAGGAACTGTATACCGCGTCCATGTGAATATTTATACGAATAATAGCTATGCGACCCTCGTCAAATCTGTTGATTTTGGCAATATCCAGGTAACGTCCGCTGCGGATATCGCTACACTTCTGGACGCTCCCGTCACGGTGCCTGGTGTCTGGTATAGCACGATTACGGAAGCGGAGTACGATGCGGCCATTGCGGCGCAAACAGCGGCCGAAGCGGCGCAAACCGGTGCCGAGACCGCTCAGACGGGAGCCGAAGCTGCGCAAATAGGTGCCGAAGCGGCGCAAGCAGCGGCCGAAGCGGCGCAAACCGGTGCCGAGACCGCTCGGACGGGAGCCGAAACGGCGCAAACAGCGGCGGAAGCTGCTCAGACAGCGGCGGAAGCTGTACTGGTCGACCCTGGATTTGTTGCAGTTTCGAATGACTTGACGGGTGCCGACACGATAGGCATTGTAGCAGAAAATATGGACACTGTTGTGGACATATCCACCGGTCTAACGAACATCCATATAACTATGCTACAGATGTCCACCGCGTTTACGAATTCACAAACTCGCTATGTCGAAGCGCACGCATTTTCTTGAGTGAGAGGCTAAAATGACAGTCGAAACGGAAGTTGCCACCCTGACCATCGCCGTAGATGATCTAACGACCGCCGTCAATGTAAAAAAGGCGACACTTGATTCCAGCGTGGTCGCCGCAGCGGCGTCTGAGACTGCGGCTGGTATATCCGAGACCAATGCAGCGGCGTCTGAGACTGCGGCCGAGACCGCTCAAACCGGTGCCGAGACCGCTCAGAC